TTCGCGGCGACTCCGGCGCCGTCGCGCACGCTCGCCGTGCACATGACACGGATCGACCTCGTGCGCGATCACAACACACGCGCAGTTCAGTTACAGGGGCGCGCGCTCTATTCGGTTCTGTTCGGCGTCGGTCTGCTGTTTCTCGTGTCAATTCTGGTCGAGGTTACTTGACGAACGCCGCCACGGCCGAGAACAGAATCACGCCGGCGACGAGCCCGACGCCGGCGAACCCGAGGAGAATATAGAACAGCCAGCGCGGCAGGACGATCGCGCGCGGCGGGATCTTGCGTTTCGGGATCTGGATCTCGCGTCCCGTGTCGCCGCTGATCAGCTCGTAGTCGACCGCCGGTTCGCTTTCTTGATAAGTGTCTGATCTCTGAGTCATTTCGATCGCCTCCGATTCGTGTGTGGTCGCAGGATTATCGGTCGACCTCGGCGGAAATGACAGGCTAACGCGGGTCGTGTTCGCGGTACTGTGATCCGGGTCGACAAAAGTAGACCGGCAATTCCTAAAATGGCGGCTTGCAAATAACGAAACTCCTCGTAGACTCGCGCGGAATCGGTAGTTCGCTTGAGCCTTGGGGGGCAACGCGTGACGACGAGCGCGCAGTTCTCAATGTCCGACTGGCTCTCCGGCGGCGGGGAGCCAAGTCTAAAACGGTTCGTTCTCACCGAATCATATTCCCGGATCTCCTGGGTTTACGCTTGCGTCAATGTTATCGCCGAGACCATCGGCGGCACTCCGATCCAATTCCTACGCGGCGACATTAACGAGCAGCAGCTCGAAATAATTGTCGACCCCGATGATCCCGTAAACGTCCTTTTCAATCCGCCGAAAAAGCCGGAGATCCCGAGCCTGCGCGATCTCACGTTCCGGACGTTCGTGCACTTGGGGATCGAGGGCGGGCTGTTCTGGATATTCGGCGACAAGTCGGAGGACGGGCAACCGACGTCGATCAGCACGAAATCGATCGGACAGCTCAAGCCGGTACACAACGACGCCGGCGAGCTGCTCGGCTGGGTCGAGATCGATCGACGCACGATGCAGCCGAAGCAAGCGTTCAACGTCGACGAGGTCCTCGCGTTTTTCTATTACAACCCGCGCAACCCCGACGCACCGCTATCGCCGCTCTCCGCCGCGCGCCTCTCGCTGGAGGCCGAGTTCTACATGAACGGCTGGAATGCCGCATTCTTTAAGCAAGGGTTACGTTCCCCGCTCGCGATCACGACAAAGGCGAAGCTGACTGCGACGCAGGAAAAAGAATGGAACAAAAAGATCAAGTCGTTCTACGGCGGGATCGACGACGCACACACGGCGCTCCTAATGTCGGGCGGCGCCGACGTGAAAGAACTCGCGCTGTCGACAAAGGATCTCGATTTTGTAAACGGTAAGAAACTGAACCGCGAGGAGATCACGGCCGTCTATGGCGTGCCGCCGGCGCTCGTCGGGATCTTTGAGTTCGCGAACTATGCGAACAGCGAGCAGCAGCGCAAAATTTTCTGGCAGAACACGATCGTCCCTCGCATACACATGACCGAGGAGCTGATTCAGGTCAACATCCTCGACACGCTTTTCCCCGGGACGATCATCCGGTTCGACCTCTCCGACATTGACGCGCTGCAAGCCGACCCGGTCGAGATCGCGAGCGCTGCGAAAACGTATTTCGACATGGGCTACAACCGGCTAGAGATCGCGAACATCCTCGACACGCCGGAACTCGCCGAGACCATCGAGCCCGAGGGCGACGAGGACGAGCCGCCTCCCGAGGAGACCCCCGAGGACGAGGACGATCCGAACGCACCGCCTCCCGAGGAGACCCCCGAGGGCGACGACGACGCACCCGTGTCGATCACGCCGGAGACCGTCGGCGTCGAGGGCTGGGAGATCAAGCAGGCGAACCCGGCACAGTGGGAGCGCTATGGCGAGTCCCACGTCGCAATGATGCGGAACGAGGAGACGAAACTCGACAAGGTCGTCCGAAACTGGTTCTCGAATGTGTCCGACGCCTACGCGAAACAGATCCGGCGCAGTGGCGGGCGCGAGGCGATGCTCGATCCGGGTCTGTGGGATGACCTCTACAGGGGCACGGTCAACATTCAGGTCGAGCGGCTCTACGACCTCGGCGGACAGATCGCGGCGGTCGAGATTCAGAACGGCGCCGGCGGTCCGCCGCTGCCGAGTTTCCGAGCTGCGAAAGCCGTGAACCTCGCCGACTACCTCGACGGCGACGAGCTGCTCGCGTTTCGAGACAGCGCGACCGAGTTCGTGAACAAGATCAGACTACTCGGCGGCTCCGAGGTCGCGCTGATTAACGGCGCGATCCCGCAGCTAATCGAGGAGGGCGGTTCGATCGCCGAGATTCAGGCGCGGATCCGCGAGCTGATCATGGAGGAGCGCTACCTCGGACAGGCGACAACGATTGCGCGAACGACCGCGAACGCGGCATATAACAACGCACGCGCGACGTTTTTCAGTTTGAAAAATGTCTCTCGTCACAAGTGGATCAACGCCGGCGACTCGAACGTCCGCAACTCACACGATCAAGAAGGCGGGAACGAGGTCGCGACCGGGCAGCAGTTCCCGATCACGCTGCTGCTCTACCCGCACGATCCGTCCGGTTCTGCGGCCGAGGTAATCAACTGCCGCTGCACGACGATCGCTACCGCAAGGGGCGACCGAGAACAACCGACGCAAGTCAGAACGCAACCGGACTCGGCAAGCGCGAGAGCGCAGGCGCAGCAGTCGATCCTGTCCGCGTATACAAGCGTCTGGAAAACTGTTCAGGGTCAGTCGCGCGCAGTCCGACAGCCGCAGATCAACTCACGCGGGCTGGCGACGACGCACTCGTCGCGCACCGTACCGACCGAACGGCTGGAGAAACTCGCCGACGATCTACTGCTCGACGACAGTTTCACGCAGATCGGAAAGGCGTTCGAGAGTGGCGGCGAGCTGCCGGTATTCGCAGACATTGTCGAACGCATCTCCTCGCCGCGCGCGTTCGCGACCGACCGGCTCGTCAAGCTAACGGCCGAAGGGAAGGAACGCCTCGCGGCGATCCTCGTCGGGCATCTCCCGAATCGAATCCGCGCGCAACTCCCCAAGGTCAAGATCCAGATCAAAGGCGGCGGCTCGAATCGCGCGGACTACATTCCGAGCACGCAAACGATCCGCATGTCGAAGGACGAACTCGTCGACCTGACCGAGTTTATGAACAACCCCGTCGCGAAAATGGAATCGGGCGAACTCTCCGCGCCGCGTGTACTGCGCGCGCTGCAGACTTTGCAGCACGAATACGGGCATCACGTCGACTACTCGGCGCCCGAGGTTCGCGAGTTCTCGCGCCGGTTTTTCCGATCCCGCACCGTCGAGCAGGGCGAAGTGATTTCGTTCAATCGCAACCTGGGCAAGCGGCGCGTCGCGAAGGAATCGGTCTACGAGGATCGCGCGTGGGACACCTATCAGCTCAAGGTCTACGCCGACGAGCTGCCGCCGGGGATCGGCACGTCGTCGCCACAAGCGGCAACGGTCGCCGAGGGGCTGGAGGTCTTTCCGATGTTCAATCAAGCGATCGGGCTACTGCCGACGAACCCGGAACTCGCGGCACTGCTGCGAAACAACATCGAGAAAGTTCGCACTGCATACGGCGTCGAGGTAGCTCGGCCGCTGATTCTCGATCAGGCAGGGTTCAAGGAAGCGCTGCAGTTTCTCTACGGGGATTTTTAATGGCGCTCGGAACCATTCGCTACAAGTGGGGCGACAGCGTCGCGGAGGTCGTGCCGGACGTGTCGAAAGTGCTCGGCGTGCGTTTCAAATGGCAGGGCAAAACGCCGGCGACGTTCACGCGCGCGCGCCTGCAGGAGACCGAGCCCACGTTCCGAGACACGACGCGCCCGCGATTGTCGAGCGAGCGCGTCACCTACAAGCGCGAAATAAGCGAAGCCGACGCCGGCGACGCATGGTGGATCGCGGACGTGCTCTCGCTGTTCAACGTCGAAGCACGATCGCGCGGGATTATCACGAGGACATCGTCGCCGGACTTCTCGTTCCGGACGACTCCGCCGGACTACTCGCAGCCGGAGTTAGTCGCTCCGCTGCGCACGGCAGAACTTTAGATCACGTATCGAATTGAGCCGGAGGGCGAGACATGAAACCGAAACATTTTCTAGAGCTGTCGGGGGCGAACCTAGACGAACTCCCGCCTCTGCTGCAGAGCATCCGAACCGAGGTCGAGGCGAGCCTGAAAGCCGAGGGCGACGACGCACCGAAAGCGAAAGTCTATTTCGCGATCGCCTCGACGGCCGCGCTCGATCGCGACGACGAGGTCCTGATTCCGAAGGGCGTCGACACGCGTGATTTTGAGAAAAATCCGGTCATGCTGCACATTCACAACTATCGGCAAGTGCCGGCGGGTCGTGTGCACAAACTGGACGTGAGCGCCGAGGCGGTCGGAATGTCGTACTCGTTCGCCGAGGGCACAGCCGCAGGCGACGAATTAAAGCATCTCTACGACAACGACTACATGAGAGCGTTCTCGGTCGGGTTCATCCCGCGCGGGATCGTGCGTGTCGACGACCAGACGCCGAACAAGATCGACGTCGACCTGCGAATGATCGGACTGTACGACTGCCGGAAAACCGGCGAGCTGCGCGCAGTCTCGAAAGCGGGTTTCTTTTCCGACGCGGCCGAGTGCCGTGCACCCGACAGCTCGGGCGAGATGGTCGAGCTAAAGGACGGCGACATTTACAACGTCATCGAGTCGATCACAACCGGGAAGGACGGCGAGGAGACGACCGAGGACAACGATCACAAGTTCTCGATTGACCTCACGAAGTACGAGCGCCGGCCCCGCGCGATCATCGCAAAGTGGGAACTGCTCGAAATCTCACCCGTACCGATCGGCTCGAATCCCGAGGCGCTGCTGCAGCGCTGCGTCGGCGGTTTCCTGCGCAAGTATCAGGACGACCCGGCGAAACTGGCGCTCGCGAAATCGGCGGTCTCCGAGAGGATGGTCGGCTGGATCGAGAAACTCGAACAGCTCAAGGTCGAAGCCGAGGAGCTGGATCTGCGGAACGCGGTCCCAGCTCACACGACCCCGATCGAGAACGAGGCCGAGTGGAACGTCGAGATCGCACGCGCACAGCTCGCGCGCTGGGCGAGCGAGGACGGCTCCGGCAATAAGGAACTAATCGACTGGGGCAAATTCTCGCAGGGGTTCGCGTGGTTCGATGGTGCGAACACAAACTCGTTCAGCGGCTACAAGCTGCAGCACCACGAGATCAGCGAGGAGAAAGGTCTCGTCGCTAACTTCGCCGGCGTGCGGTCGGCTATGGCGAGCCTGCTCGCGCAGACGGTCAACGTCGAGGGCGACGACCTCGCGGTCTACGAGCATCTCGCGCGGCACTACCGAGACAACGGGCAAGAAGTCCCGCCGTTCGAGCGCGACTACTCCGACGACGAGCTGAAAGCGGTCGAGGACGGGACGTTCGAGCTGGAGGACGAGAAGGGTCCGGTCTCGACGCACACGACCCCGATCGATAACGACGCGCCGTGGGTCGGCCCGACAGCTCGTGCACAGCTCCGACGCTGGGCGAGTTCGGACGACTCGGGAAATCCCGACACGATCGACTATGCGCGGTTTCAGCGGGGGTTCGCGTGGTTCGACGGAGAGAACCGGGAGACGGTCGGCGCCTACAAGCTGCCGCACCATGTCGTCCGCGACGGCTCCCTCGTGGCGATCTGGCGGGGAGTCACTGCCGCGATGGGCGCGCTACTCGGCGCCCGGGGCGGGACCGACATTCCCGAGACCGAGCGGGCAGGCACATACGCGCATCTCGCCAAGCACTACCGCGACAACGATCGCGAGGCGCCTCCGCTGACCCGGGACTACACCGAGGCCGAGATCAAGGCGATCACGGTCGACGTCCTGCAGTTCGTGAAATCCGAGGAGGGCGACGACGTCGTCGACGTCGACACCGGGAAGGACTCCGGCGAGCTGTCTCTCGACGAGCTGCACGCGGGGCAATGGGAGGACGACGTCGAGTCGCGGGCGATCGTGACGACTGGCACGGCGGAAGGGCACACGCACCAAGTCGACAACATGCGGACCGGGTCGACGTCGAGTGCCGATGGGCACGTGCACGCATACACCGCCGGCGCGAGTCGCACTGCACCCGCAGGCGTGGGTCCGCACGTGCACACGGTCCCGACTGCGACGGGCAACACGGGAGACCCCGAGCTGCGCGCGCTGATTGACACACTATCGAAGCGGGTCGAGGAGCTGGAGGCGGAGGTCTCTGTGCGACTCGGGATCCTGCATAACGTAATCGAGGAGATGGGGGATTCGATCCTGTCTGCGATTGCGGACGAGCGAGGAGCGGGAGCCGATTCAAACGACCCGGCTCCCGGCAAAACCGGCAAGGGGAAACCCGCCGGCGGTCCCGCCTCCCGGAGCGAGGAGGACCAGAACGACGACGTCGAGGGAATGGAGCGAGCGACTTTGGCTCTGCAAGATTTCCTCGGCACGTCCGGAGATTCGGTCCACTAAGCGGCGACGCTAACGACCGGGAAATGTGGTAACGCGTTAACACACTGGGAGGTCCGTTATGGACAAGATGGCACAATTCGAGGGGCTACTGACTGACGCACTCGAAAAGTTCAAAGCGAACGGCGCGACGATCGAGGAGCTGCAGAAAACGGTCGAGACCGTGCAGCGGACCGTCACGTTTATGAAAGCGCAGGCCGACGCGAACGTCGACTCGAACGAGCCCGGATTCAACGATCCGGAAATG